CTCAATAGAGTCAACTCTGTTTTTGGACAACGTTAGATTGTACTTATCATCAGCAAGAGCCGATGCTGAACCAACAAAAGTGATTTTTACTTCTCCCTGTTTTTTAATTAAATAAGTTTCAAGGTCAGACATAAGATTTTTATCGGGGTTACCAATTGTCTTATCAATCTGTTTAAAATTATTAACAATTATGTTTTCAAAAAACTGTGTTGTGTTTTTATTAAAACCAGTAAAATTTTTAGAAAACGTTTCATATGTTCCACTTCTTCCCGTATACGTATTAAATAAAGTAAGATAATTTCCAGCACCAACATCATTATCAAAATAAAAACCAAGGGATTTGTAATCATTAAATGAATCGTTTGTTGTTGGACCAATTGTTGTTTCCTCTGTTTTTGTTTCTTTAACAATCTCAGTAATTTGCTCAGTTTTTACTCCAGGTTTACTTAATATTTCTTGATACGTTACCAAATCTTTTGATTCCACATAAGGAAATCTTTTTGCTAATTCAATTATGTCAAATTTTGCACATCCAGCAAAAAAAGATTCTACAATTGAATTTACTCTTTCACTATCAGCGTTTTGAAGTTGTCTTTTAACTATAAGGTTTAAAATTGATGGATGGTCAACAATTATTTTCCAAGATAAAGTTCCAGTCCTTGTAGTATCTTTATATGTATATATTGGCTCTGGTCTTCCAAGAAAACTTGTAGGGGTAAAACCTGGATTACTAGTTTCACTAAAAGTAATGTCATATGGTGGAAACCACATAACCCTACCTCCATTTTGTCCTTTTTCTTCTGGAGGCAATTGGTCATAAGTAAACCCATCTCTACTAGATGTTCTCCAAGCTAAATTTTCAATTGAAAACATGTATTTTTTAACCGATTTTTGTCCGTTACTATTAACAACAATATTTGTAGAATTCCCTCTATTTATTGGAACAATATTTAAATTATACGTATTATCTAAAACCGAATTTATAAAACCTCTATTTTTTTTTGTTATACCATCTGTTTTTTGTAAATCAGCATATGTAAAATATGGAGTATCTTTAGCGAATACTCTACCATATTCAAAACCTTTTTCAAGACCGGTAGTGTTATCTTTGTATCTTACAATCTTGGAACCTTTAGTTATTTCTTTATACCCATCATTAAAAACTTTACTTACTTGATTAATCGCGTTACCAACATGTTTTAACCTAGTAATACCATTAACATTATCCGCAGAATCAATGAGTCTTTGAGTGTTATCTAAAATTGAACTTGATTTAAATTTTATGTTTGTTGATTCATTTTTAAAATAATCACTTGATATTTGATTAAATTGTTTATCTACAGGGCCAGACCCTCCACCAATTGTTGAGGTAAAACCCGCAGCGTTTTTATATCTTGGAGAAACCCATACAAATTCACCCCCAATACCTCCACCATCAGTTATTGATTTACCAGCTAAACCAAAATTAAGTCTACCTATATTACCTTCATATAAATTACTTAACTCTGTTGGGCCATAAACTGGTGACGACACTTGAAGCCCAAAAATGTTTATAGGTATTTGATTTCCTGGTGAAGTAATTAAACTAGGGTCAGCATTTGCGCTACCAACATAGTAACCTCCAGTTGGGTCACCAAGAAACTGTAAGGCGGTATTAATTATATTTAAAGTTGCTCCAACAACGCCACCTACGGTTCTATCTAATGATGGTTTATATCGATTTAAATCAATATTAGAAAATAAACTTGATTTTTGACCATCCCCAGTATTTGCAATAAAAATTTGTGAAGGGTTTCTAATTGTATTTAACGCTCCGGATATAAACCCACCTGTTAATTGATTTAAAGAATTTAATATTAAAGAACCTTGTATTGATGACGCACCAAGAACTAAATTAGGTGTGAAATAATCTCCAGGGATTGGTGATGTTGGATAAAACTCACCGTTCAATCTTGTTTTTAAATTTTTTTGAAAACTCTTTTGGTTTTCTGGGACAGTAATTGACCAATTTTTATAAATTAATGGTCGTTTACCGGTCGCTAATAAACTTGCTTGATTGGCATCTTTTAATAATTGTAACGTATTTTTACTAAAATCGTTACGTAATAATTCATCATCAACCCTAACTTTAAATAATCCTTGTAAATAACTTCCCCCTAATTTAGCAATAAATGAATCACTAGATAACGTTCCATCACTACCATTTGGATTTTTATTATTAAATATTTCAGATGGAGTATATGTTGAAGGAACAAAACTTGGAGGCCCCCAATAATTCTCATAAAGTTTATTATTGTTTTGAATGTCGGTTATTGTTACCATATTTTGATAACCACCCGCTGGACCATAAACATTTTCATTATATGATAAATCAATAAAGAACTCATTTAATAAGTCCATTTTTGTGTCTTTTGGACTATACTCACCCTGATTTGAATTAATAGGTAATGGAGCACCATTATATGTAATGTCAATGTTATAACCACCCTCAGGGCCATATTGATTTAAAGGAAATAATTTTTTTGCAAACGGGTCGTCCGTAATATAAGAATCTGGAGAATCTATAACTGGCGAATCAGTAAGAATTGTTTCGTAATTTAAATTTCCAACTGACGGTGAAAAAACTCCAACAACTTTATATGCCGCAAGGTTTTTTCCAACTAATAAATCCCTAAATGTTTTTGTGGACGCAAAAGATAAAAAACTTTTACCCGAAGAACCAATTGGGTTCTGACCGTTTGTTACGCTATTTGGTGTACCTTCAACCGCCATGTTTTTTTAATAATAAATAGGTTGAATTTAATTTTTTAACTGGGTCGACTACCATTAGTTACAACATCTTTTATACTTGTTGCAACAACTTGTTTTAATCCCATATCATCTTTAAATGCTTGAGTAACAACATCAACTATTTTTTGATTTAAATCAGGATTAATATTATCGTTTGATGTGCTTACTCTAACTTCAATAACTACTTTATTTTCATTTGATGTTTCATTTGTTGTTGAATTTTTAGTCATATTTTCCAACTCTTTTGTTGGTATATTTAATCCTTTAGATATCATTTGAATAATATCACCGTTTGTATTAATAGGATTAATATCTTTAATAGTTGAACTTGTTTCCATACCATTAGACATTGGTGAAATATCACCTTTAATCATTTTTGCAATTTTATCCCCTCCAGTACCCGCAAAAATTGTGTCTTTTTCAAAAAAATCAATATCCCCATCTTCGGTCCTAATAAAATCATACCCCCTTTGTTTCTTAATTTTTTTTGATATTTCTGATACAACACTCCCAATACTCACACCTAATAAAGTTAATTTATTAGTTAACTCACCAATTACAATATTAAATGGTTCAGGTAATTTTGCAGTTTCTATATCTAGTTGTTGACCACCTTTATTTAAATCAAATAATGCTTCTGGAAATGTTTTTGGAAACTTATCAAGTTCGTCCTTGTTTAGTAAAGTTTTTACACTAACATTATCTCTTTTTTCTGTAATTTTTCTAGTACTACCCCCTCCAAGCTCTCTTAATATTTTTGCAAATGATGCACCAATGTCCTGACCTATTTTTGCCGCGTTTATTGTTGACGACGCAACAGCCATACCTAACGATTTACTCACACCAATAGTACCTATAGTTGTATTTAATTGTTCTAATTGAGTTAATTGCTCTTGAGCTAATTTTTCAATTGTTTTTGGTTCTAATTGTTTTAACATATCCTTATTTATTTCCCCATTTTCACTTATTTTTGCCATATAATCATCCAGATTTTCGTCAACACCATTAACGGCAATTACAAATTTTCCTTTGTCATTTAAACGTGTCATATTTGCAATTAACGTTTTTTGTTCTTCAGTTGCCATTTCAGGAAATTTAATACCAGCCATTTTACTTTCTAATTCAAAGCCAGACCTAGCCATATTAGTTAATGATTCATAAGGTATTTTTAATTCAGCACCAATTGCTCTAAGTTGTTCTCTACCACCTGGTAATATTACCATTTGACCCGCCTCATTTAATTTAGTAAACCCCTTTGTCATTTCAGCAATTTGTCTTTGAAGTTCCGCAGGGTCATTTTGAGATAAATTCATTAATCTCATTGGGTCTAATAAATCAGATTGAACAACACCTAACCTTTGTAACGCTGCCGCCATATCAATTGCATTTTCCGGACTTAACATTCTTTCTGCTAAGTCTAATGTTGATTTCATCTCAACCCTCATTTGAACGGCCTGCGCAGCCATTTTTGTTAAACCATCAATTCCACCTTGAAATGTGTATTTATCCATGGCGGACATATTATTATTCATTTGTTTAGACACTTCCACTCCATTAAGTCCGGAGGCTCTTGAAACATTAAGAGCATTACCCATTTTTTCTGAAATAGATTCTAAACTAAATCCAGCATTGATAAAATTTTCCGCCAAGGTTTTAGACGCTATACCAGTAACCTTTGCCGTTCCTTGTAAGTCTCCAAATAACTTATCATTATATAAAGTGTTTTTTCCAGTGACCTGACTTAAATTCACCATCATGCCTTGAGCGAGTTGTATTGCATTTTGAGCATCATACCCAAGTTTTTGAATACCTTCTACTGAACCGGCAATGTTTTTTCTGATAGCGTCAGCAGATTCTTCTCCAGCACCAATTTGATTAGTTGTTTGAGCTGCTAAATCGTAAACTTTTTGAAAAGTATTTGTAAGGGTTTTGGTACTTAAAGCGTCAACAAGTTTTCCAAGGAAAGTGTTAAAAACATCATTTATGTCAGCTATTTCAGTTAAGACTGGCCTTTTTTTCTTATCTCCTGGCATGTTATTTTTAATTATAAATATCTAAAAATTATTTTTGAGACTCTAATAATTTATTCATTAAAAAAGTTTTTACATATGTAGGCATATTTAAAAATTCAGAATAACTGATATGAAGTAATTTTGCAAAATAAAAATATTGGGTTAATACAACTTCGGTATGGTTAGAAGAAAGGCCGAAAAAATTCAACCCCGAAGGTAATATTAATATCTACCATTTCTCCTGACGGGGTTCTAACTGTTCGTTTAAGGTCTAAACCTGGGTTATTGTTATTTAAAAATTTTCTTATGTGTTTAGAATCCATAATTGGAAGTTTTTCAACATATGTAGAAATAAAAATTTTATCTTCATTACCATTAACACTAACAATTTCTTTATTAAGTCTTAATGTAATAGACGGAACTGTTCTTCCAACTGGGTATTGATTAATTATTGACTCTAATTCTCTTTGTTCACCATACGACATTAGTTTTAACTTAATAGTATCTCCACTTCTTGGAAGAACGGTAGTTAAATGTCCATTTTCATCTGGAGTAACTTCAGTTTTTTTAATGTTTAATTCATCTAAAAGAATTGAAGATTCAAATTTTTTACTTGTTTTTGTGTCGGTTATTGAAAAGAAATATTCATGTCCAAATGAGGTGTTTCTTAAAAAAATTAATATTGCTTCAATATCACCATCTAAAAGTTCTTCAACTTTTAATTCTGGTTCATAAAGTTTACTTCTAATTAATGTTGTTATTATGTTAGACGATGGGTTAGATAACGCTGACGCGATTATATTTTCATCTGAAGCGGTTAAATAACCAACTTTAACAACCTTTTTTTTTGATTTATAATAAATCCCACCTGACGGTAATGTTACCAAATCATGTGGTAAATTCATATTTTGCGTTCCCGCATTAATTAATTCTTGGTCCATCTTTTTATTTTAAAAATAAAGCATTAAATAAATTAATCAATCTTTTTATTAACTTTTTTTACTTTTTTTTTATGTCTATTTTTAAATTCTTTTTCAGTTTCAAATATTTTTCCACAATTTGTACAAGTATATCCGGTGATTATGTTGTTTTCCATTTTTTATAATTTAAATTCCCATCTTATATTACCACAATCATATATACGATATATACCACGTTCAAACATTATTTCTTTTTCTGTTTTATTTTTATCATAACCGTTTTTTATTAATATGGATTTTCTAAAATTAAAACGATAATATCTTAAATTATTAATAACATACCAATAATTTGGTTTTGAATGTGTTTTTTTTTCAAAACCTAATTTTTCATACATTCCTCCATCAAACAACCTAACATCAGAATAAGAAATTACATTAGACGGTTTATATTGTTTTAAAAAATGTTTAAAAAGTTTTGACGCCGCTCCAACAACAGATGTGTCTTTTTTATTACAAAATCTAGTTAATTCCCACTGATTTTTATTCCCCCCCATTATTATCCTACCATTTGAAAACGTCATTAATGAAACTAATTCATTATTCAAAAATAACCCTAATTTTATTTTTGAATTTACATTTCCCTGTATATGATTTTCTTCTAAAAATAATTTAGACTCTTTACTGGTTACCTCTTTTATATCGCATTTTCTGGAATAAATTTTATTGGATATTAAACCTAATCTGTTTTTGATAATTGATTTTACAATTTCGTCTTTAAACAATAATTCATCTTCAAAAAATTGAATAAGTGTTATTCCATTATCTTCACATAATTTATGTTTAATTAAATGGTAGTTATTATTCTTAAATAATTCGTTATGCCAATACACTCCATTTATTTCAATTCCTAAATTTTTACTGGGAATAAAAATATCAATTTCTAATTTTTTAGGTAATTTTCTATAAGATTGAACGGTTTCAACATTTAAACTTGTTAAATAATCATTAATTTTTAACTCATAACCACTTTGAGAACTTTGTCCAATTGGGTTACATCCTATACAAACAATATAATTTCGTTTATGCCGTTCATATATTAATTGTTTTGTAATATTATAATCGTTATTACATTTAGGACATTTAATTTTAACCGTTTCCCCTTCAATTGATTTAATGTCCAAATCTAAATATTTTGTTTTAAACGTTTTTAATATTTGTTTTTTATACCATAATGATTTTGAAATATTATCAGACCCATATTTAGTTTGAATTGTTTGTTTTTGTTTTTCTATATTATTATAATTTTGATTTCCGTATTTTAATTTTTTAGTTTTTTTACTTTTTTCAATATTATTATAATTTTCATCACCATATTTAATTTTTTTTGTACTTTTTTGTTTTTCCATAAATTCTTTATATTCAGGATAAAAATCAACAGAATACTTCTGATTAAAAGTTTTTTTTTGTCTTTTTAACATTTCGTCTTTATTTGTATTAATACATATTAAAGAACAAAATTCACCATATGGTTTGTCAAATCTTTCTCTAAATTTAACATTATTACCACAGGTAATACATTTTGGTCTTTCAACTTTAAGATTAAAATAAAATAATATTTTTTCTTTAAACGAAAGTTCAAAATTAAATTGTAAACTATAATTTATAATTGATTTATATAAATCGGGCTCGTTTTTTTTTACCCAAATTTCTTTAGTTTTGTATCCAGACTTATTATTAACAGTAAAAAAAGAAAAATCCATATAGTTAAATATACGGATTTAAAATTTGGATGTAAAGGATATGTAAAATTTTTAGTAAACTAATATACAACGGTCCATTCTTAATTCAGTAGTAATTGTTGCTAATTTATCAGAATCATACCCAAGGGCTCCAAAATCAGCACTAGTTAAAAAACAACCTTCTAGAATCCATTTTTCAACTACAACACCTGTTGGGTCCAACATTTCAAGGTCAACATTTTTCTTGTATCCAGCTGCGTATCCCATACGACCTGTAACGGATTCTGCACATAATCTAACCCATTCCATTAATGCTTGAGACGCTGAGGGTCCTATAGGGTCTCTAAACGTAACCGCAATTTCATTCCATTCAAATCTACCTGCAACATACGTTGAGGTGTTTAAAAAAGGAATTGCAGTTGAGTTAATTTTTATACTAGGTCTTTTTGCGGTTTCAACAAACCATTCGTTTATACCTAACGTTGAAGGAAAACGCATAATAAACCTATTAGCTCTTTTTGGTTCATACGGTATGGGCATTTTCATTAATAAATCGGCCATGTTATTTTGTTTTAATTGTTTTTATTTCTTTTATTATAAATATACTGTTATAAAATTTTTCTATTTACTTTTGTTTTTTATTTTTTATCATAACAATATAAAATTACTGCAGTTTTTTAATTCCGCCATAAGTAGAATATGTTTTAAGATTATTTTTTGGATTTTTATCAAAATGTCCTTTTATTTTTTCTATATTTTTTAAATCATCATCAGAAAAACCAATCATAGGCTCTCTTTCCATAAAAGAATTATTAACTTTTGTTATAAGTCCCCCATTTTTAATTAATTCTTTTAAATTACCAACATTATTTTTTACATGTAGTAAAAATTCAGTTAAAGCGTCAATTTTACCTTGTTCTGGAGAAGACGCTTGATTTGACCCAAAACTAACTGGATAAAATTTACAAAGATTTAAATATTCATTAACTAATTGTTCTTTAGTTTCATTTTTATTAATAGGTTCGTTAGCAAGTTTTTTAAACTTTATAATGTTTTTTACCACTTCATCAGAATTAATTCCGTTATGATTTGACATTATATACATATAAATCCCCTTTTTAAGAGTATTTGGGTTA